CATATATATTATAGTCTGATTTTTTTTACACATTCATAGCAAATTAAAAATTGTTGTTTTTTTTTACACATTCTACATGGATAATAAAAAATACGACTCATTTATACTTTTAAAATATTTTATTTTTACATTTTTTTAAAATTAGCAAATGTAGTTGCTGATAATAGATTATTTATTACTAATTGTTGATTTTGAACTAATGCTGTTAAATTATCAATTTGTTCTTGTTGCTCCTGTATTGTTTTAATAGCACACGCTAATATAGGTCTATCGTCTATAATATAAGCAGGTTCTTCATCACCCCAATTATTAGTATCAACACACATTTTACCTAATTCTTCTGTATTTTCACATAGTTCTTGTGCTATAAATCCATAAACTTTCCTTGAATTTTCTGATAATCTTTCTTTGAAGGGTTTTAATTTATCTTTTTCTGTTTCACTATGAATTGTATTATAATTAACTATATCATATTTATCAAATTCATATACATTAATTTTCATTAATGTTTCTTTTGCTTTTGTTAATGGTGTAATATTTTTTTTTAATCTTCTATCAGAAGTTCCTACCCAACTACCAGTCCAACTTCCAGTTATTTTACCACTTCCAGTAGCATCCATACGAGCAAATTGATTTCCACCAGTAGCGAATGAATGATAATCTCCACTTGAAGTCCCTGCTGACGGTAAATTAGAATAAATAGCACTACCGTTATTATGAAAAGCAAAATAACTACCAGCAAATGAATTTGCTGAATTTGTACCACTGGGATTTCTAAAATATGTGAATGCAGAATTATCATAATACCACATAGCGTATGCGTGTCCGTATTCCCAGTTTTTAGAAAATTTAAATCTATCTCCACTATTTTCAAAATGCACTAATAATTCTCCACTATCGTTTTGCCTTAAAATAACATAATCAGTTTGAGAACTACTTTTTTTCATAACTAAATGACTATGAACTGTACCACTAGATGCTGTATTTAGTAACATTAGTGGTTCTGAATTTGAATAAGAAATATTTTGATATGAATTATTACTATCTATATTTATAGTTATATCATTTGTATTAAAAGTAGCACTTGATACATTTCCAGGAGTATTATTTAGTTGTAAAATATTTGTTGTTCCACATTTCATATTAATAAATTGTTTAGCATATATTCCAGTATCCCACCCATTAGAAGCACTTGAACTATTTGTACCAAAAATCATAGATCCGTTTCCTCCGCCCAGCCCTGAATCATATTGAATTAAAATTCCTTCACTTAATCCTGACGGAGTTGTATTTATACTTGTAGGGACTGATAAAGAAGTTCCATTTATATTTGCTATACATGAAGCATTACCAAAATTTCTTGTTGTATTTGATAAATCACTTTGAGTTGCTACATTTGTAGCAGATGCTATACCAGTATCTATATCTGAAGATAATGCTAGTGTTCCATTACTACTAGGAGTTGTTATTGTGCTACTTGCGTTCCCTGTAAATTGTGTTATTGTATTTGTTGTTGAACTTAAAGTTTTATTTGTTAAAGTATCATTTGAAGTTTTAGTTATTAATGTATCGGTTATTGCTGGTAGTGTTAATACATTATTGCCTGTTAAACTATCTTGTGATTTAATTGCTATATAATTTGAACCATCAATATCATATATATCTATTTCACCTGCTATACCACTTGCTCCGTTAAGTCGTATAGTAGCATTAATAGTAGGCACACTATCAAATGTCGCTAATTGTAAAGTTTTATTTGTTAAAGTATCTGTGCTTGTTTTTGTTATTAAAGTATCACTAATACTTGGTAAAATTAAATTATAACTATTACTCGCTCCCCCTATTGCTGTTTCACTTAATAAGGATATGTGTTTTATTGTTCCTTCGTCATAAAAATTAATATAACCTCTTCCGTTTGTAACACCTTTTACTTCAATATTATTATTTACTGTTAATGCCGATAGTGTAGCACTACTGCTATTAATAGTTTTATTTGTTAAAGTTTGACTATGCGATTCAAATACAAAAATATCATTTCCAGTTAAAAGTGGTAATGTTATTGTTCTATCAGCAGTTAATTCACTAACACCAAATATATAATTATGATTATCACTTGTATCTAATATTTTAGGTAATTTTAAAGTTTTATTTGTTAAAGTATCTGTTGAAGTTTTACTTACTAATGTATCACTAATACTCGGTAAAATTAAATCAAATGAATTTCCTAAACTTGTAGCAGTTTGTAATGAAATGTGATTAGTTAGTCCATTATCATATAAATTTATATATCCTACAGTTGAATTTGTGCCTTTAACTTCAATAGGATTTGTATTAACAGTTAATCCGTCTAATATAGCATTAGTGCTTGTTATACTTGTTAATCCACTAATAGTTGTATCTAAATTAACTGTTATTGTATCAGTTGTAGAATTACTAATATTTAAATTTGTTCCTCCTAGAACATTCCTATTACTTAATACATAAACATCTGTAATATTTGTATCTGTTATTTGTGGTAAAAAAGCATTATAACCATGTGATAATGAAAATGGACAATGTAATGATATGCCGTCTGTTCCATTAGTACTTGCTTCAAAAAATTTTACATTTCCAGAATTGCTTGTATCTGTTGCTTTACAAAAAACAGAATTATTAAAAATACCTTTATTACCAAAAGTAAAATTACCTGAATTAAAAGTTATTCTATCAGTAGAATCTGTTTCTCTTGTTATTGCTCTTCCAGGAGATAAATTTATATCTGCTGTTGCTCCAAATGATATTCCATATGTAAATACATTTGAAAAATAATTATTTGTAAAAGTTCTATTTCCAAATTGTAAATAATCTGCACTATTATTATTACTAATAATTTTTTTATCTAATTGTAATTCTAAATCACCTTTTAAAAAAGTATTACCTTCTACTTGAAATTTAAAATCATTAACATTCATAGTAGTTGCTCCTACTAAAACACTACTTGTTGTATAGAGAGGTCGTAAGATATCGTTTTCTTCATTCCAGTAATTAGTATCTATATTTGCTTCTAAATTTTGATAAGTAATTTTCTTTATTGAACCATCTGATTCTTCTAATAAAAATAAATCTGTATTAACTGGTGTTGTTTTTGCTGTTTGTTTAGATATTTTCACATTTGCTGTTGATGATGTTGAATTAGTTGAAGATATATTAATAGCATCACCACCAGTAATAGTATTAATAAATATTCTACCTTCATTTAATATATTTCTAGTCATATATATATTATAATATTTTATTTTTATTATATTGATTTTTACTTTTTATTTTTAGTTTTTTTTTTATTTTTATTTATTTTTTGTTTTTTTAATTTTTTAAAAGTTTTTTGTTTTTCTTCTAAATGACGAGGTAAGCGTTCCACACCATAACTTAATTTAATAGTAACTAATTTATCATTTACAAAATCTATTATATTCATTTATATATTATAATAATATTTTTTTATTTTATTATATTATAATGAGTAAGACTCAAAATATTAATCAAAACGCAATCCAGGTGATCTTTCCTAGTGATATGGAGTTACGAAAAATTAAGAAAAAGAAAAGAAAACCTAGTGGTAGTAGCAGTAAGAAAAAAGAATTAATAGCTGAATTAAAAGAACTTTTACAAACATACGATAATGAAATAGCTGTCGCAAAAGAAAAAAAGGTTACACTACCAGCTGATTTAGGAGAGTTGCCTAAAAACATTAATCAAGTTAAAAGTATAAAACAATTAGAATTATTAATAGATGAATTAAAAAGTAAAATATTAAAAATACAAGAATTAATTAAAAATGCAACTACTAGTAGTCGTGCTAATGAATTATTCGGTGTTGCTCCTAGACCACAGGGTATAGGGACTTTTCCTATGTTGCCTCCACAAACACCAGCACCTATTCAGCCTCAAATAATACAACCACCACAAATAATACCATCTAGAATCACACCAGTAAGACCAGATAATAATGTAGGTCAAAAATTAGATGCATTAGAAGCAGAAATATTAAAAAATTTAGATCCTAATGACCCAGCCACTAAAAGTATAATAGAACAAATTAATAAAAGAAAAGCAGAAGAAGCTAAAAAACCACCAGTTGTAGTTCCAGGCACTGTTATTCCAGGTACAGTTGTTCCAGGAGTTCCAGTTCAACCAGGCACAGTAATACCAGTTACACCAGGACAACCAGTTACACCAGGACAACCAGTAACACCAGGTCAGCAACCAGTTACACCAGGACAACCAGTAACACCAGGACAACCAGTAGATCCTTCTAGACCATTGCCTACTCCATTACCAGAAGATTTAAAATTAGAAAAAGAAACTGGTGATTTAATAGGTATTAGTGGTAAAAGATTAACATTATCTGCTCCTATAAGTGGTAATAATGCATCATGGTTTGAAATAAATGATGCTTTTAGAAGATATGGAGAAAATGTAGAATTTAATGCTCAACAATTAAGACCAGGTGAATACCATATACCTATTGATAAATTAAATGAAGCAAATGAAACTAGACAACAGTTATTAACTAGATATAATGCGTGGTTAGGTAATTTATCAGTAGCACAGCGTAATTATGTAGATACAAACCAATTATTAAGAGTTGCTAATCAACAGATGTTTAATCAACTAAACGAAACACCAGATGAATTATTAAGAATAATATTAACTAGAAAAGGTGTAAAAATAGTAGGTATTACTAGCGGTGATACACCATCAGATATACAAAAAATATTAGAAAAAAAAGGATTAGATAAAGAAGGTAATAAATATGCTGAATTATTAAAAAAGAAAAAAGCATTATATGAAAAAGAATTAAATGATATTGAAAATGTAGCAAAACCAGAAACACGAGAAGAATTATTAAAAAGACAATTAAATTTAGAAGATGACTTCGGAGAAGTTCAAACTAAAAATAGCACAATTAAAGCTGTTAATAGAGTAGGTAATGAGATACTTTATGAAGATGTTAGAAATGTTTATAATGCTATACAGAAAGAATTAAATAGATTAATAAATGAATCACCTAGAACTGAACGACCCCCAGCTAGTCCAGTTATAGAGCCAGCAAAACCATTACCTCCTAGTGACGCTGATAAACCAGCTCCACCAAAACCAGATCTTATACCAATACCTCCATTAGTAATAGGTGAAGGCTCTAATACTGATATAAGAAGTTTAATATTATTTGTAGATCAAAGACCAGAAAATTTAAACTGGACTATACAAAAACAAGCAGCATATGATAGATTGTTTCCAGGTAAAAAATTACCGAAAGCATCTTATAAAAAAAGAGATACATTAAGACCTATGATTCAAGAATGGTTACGAAATAATCCTCAACCATCTTAAATCTTTAATCAATTTTATTTTCTATAATTAATTAAAGTATTTAGAAATTTATTTTCTAATAATATATATATAGACATAATGCCTTCAAAATTATATGATTGCAGAACTGAAACATATTTTAGTAGCAAAGAAGAACAATTAAAAGAACGAAAACGCCGAGATAATGTATCTCAAAAAATTAGATACTGGCGAAAAACTTATAATTACGATTTAAAAAAATCTGATTATGAAGAATTTAATAAACATGTTCATATAATTAGAAAAATTCATAAGTTACATGATTTTATTATAATGTATAATGAAAAAAAGAAATCTATATCAAAAGATATTATGGATACTTATGGTAAAAATTATGATAAAATAAATCAAGGATTAGAGATTCAAGCTTATTTAAAAACTTTAAAAAAAATAGAACCTACACCAGAAGAACCAGTAGAAAAAGATAAATTTATAATAGACAACTGGTAATTTATATAAAGTATTTAAAATTAAATTAATATTATAATAAGAAATTTTTTTTTTATTTTTTTTTAAATTATAATTAAAAGTATTTAAAAATTATTTTCTTATAATATAATATATGGGACGAAAACCAAAAAATCAAAATGATAAAAATAATAATAATAATAATATGAACCAAATATTTTATGATGAATTTGATATAACCAAAGTAAAAATATTGTTATGTTTAGATGACGAAATGTTACTTAAATACACTAATCATTCTGATTATACAGAAGAAGAAAATAAGAAATATTTAAGTAATTTAAGATACACTTTAAAAAATTTACTTTTAAATGAAAATAATAAAGTAGAAAGAACATATCAAAAAAAAGGTTGTAATAGAATTTATTGTAAAGGTTTCGGCATCCAATATTTTTCAAATAATATTTTACATTTTATTTTACCTGAAAACAGTTGTGAATATGATATTAAAAATTGTATGCCTAGTATATTATTATATTTATATAAGAAACATGATTTACCACATGAAAATCTACAATATTATTGTGATAAAAGAGATTTTATTTTAAAAACTTTTAAAATGGATAAGAAACAAATAAATAAATTTATGAATCAAGATAATTATAAAATACAAAATATAGACTGGTTAGATAAATTAATATTAGAAGTTAATAATAATAAAGCACAATTATTTTCATTAGAAAATGATAAGATTAGTAAAGAATATCAAGAAGAAAAAAAGAAAAGTAATAATTTTTTGAGTAGTATGTGTTGTAGTATTGTTTTTTATTATGAAAATAAAATCTTACAAGAATGTATAAGTAGATATAAATGCATCGTGCCTAAATATGACGGATTTTTAACAGATCAAGATATTAATATTGAAGATTTGAATAAAATATCAGCAGACTATAATATAAAATGGGACAAAAAATATGCTGAAACACCTATAAATGAAACTACTTATGATGAAGATAAACTAGAAGAAATATTATATAATGATTATAAAATTGTACCAGGTCACTTAAATACTTCTATGGATTTAGCAAATAAAATATATAAAGAATTATCAAAAGAATTAGTATATTGTGAAGAAAAATGGTATGGATATAGAAATAAATTATGGACTATATATAAAAATCCTAATTATTTAATAAAAACTTTTATAACAGAGCATTTAAAATTATACTGGAAATTTAAAGTAAAAGAAAAAGATTTAATTTTAGATGAAGAAAAAGGTGAACAAAAATGGGAGAAAATAGAAGATGCTTATAAAAAGTGTTTTAAAACATTAGATAAATTATCATTTATGAGTTCTTTAATAAAAGATTTAGAAGTTTTATTATTAGATGATACATTTATAGATAAACTAGATAAACAACCATATAAACTAGTATTTAAAAATGGTATTTATGATATTAAAACTAAAACTTTTAGAGAAATTGAAAAACATGATTATATTAGTAAAACTATGAAAATAAATTATAGTAACAATATTAATAAAGAAAATAGAGAATGGATATTAGGACAATTACTAAAAATATGCAATATGAATCAGAAACATTTAGAATATTATTTAAGTATATTAGGTTTCTGCCTACTAGGAGTGCCTGAAAAACAACAAGAAATATATTGTTTAGTAGGTCAAAGAGCTAGTAATGGTAAAACAATTTTACTAGAAGCATTAATGAATATATTTGATATTTATTTAGGTAAATGTGATTCAAAAGTTTTTGAAAGTGATTGTAATAAAAAACATAAATATCTTACAGCATTTATTAATAATACATATAGAATTATTATATGTAATGAATTTGATGATAAAAAAAAAATTGATTCAAAATTGTATAAAGAAATAGCAGATGGCTTAACATTAGATAATGAGGTAATGTTCGGCACTACAACATGTAAAAAAATAACTGGAAAAGCATTTATTATAAGTAACTATACTTTAAAATTTGATAAAGAAGATGAAGGAATGGCTAGAAGATATAAACAACAATCATTTTATTCAAGATTCAACGAACCTTATGAAATTGATAATGAAGATCCAGAAAATTTACAATTTTACAAAGATAAAAACTTTTTAAATAAATTAGTTGATAAAAAATATGAACTAATAGATATTATTATTGAATATGCTTATAATTATATTCAAATAGAAGCTTTGCCTCCAATACCAAAAGAATTTGAAACAGAGCAGAATGATGTATTAGGTATGAATAATGAATTTAAAACATGGTTTAGTGATTTAGATTTAGATATAAATGAAGCTAATATGTGTCCTGCTATTGATCTGTTTAATAAATTTAATGATTATGCAGTAGATAATGGCTTTGAAAAACTAGATAAACAAAGAAATTTAGTAGATAAAATGAAAGCTATACATAAATATAAATACGATAGATTAAAAATGGTAGATGGAAAGCGAGGTGTATTTATAGGATTTTCAATAAAAGATAATAATAATCATAATAAGTTAGTAACATAAATATTAATTTATGTACTTCTTTTTTTTTTTTCAGTATATAATGAAAAAAGGATATTTATAATCAAATTGAACGATGGTGTGTAATATTGAACGCTGTTGAACAATGTATAAAATCAATCGTGTAATTAGATTATTAGTATTATCTCTTATATGTTATTATTATTATTACTATTATATATTTATTAGTATATTTATTTATATAATATTAGTATATTTATTTATTTATTTTTTATTATTTTATAATTTACACATTGAACGATGATTTTGGAATTTTTATAAATTATTTTTATTTTTTTATTTTTTATTTTTTATTTTTATATATGCGAAAATAAAAAAAAACCGATTGTGTAAGTTCAATGAACAATCATTGTGCAAAATATATATTTTCGTTATATATATAAACTATTTATAATTAAATTATCGTATATATATATAAAATGGATATAGTTACAAATGGATTAGTAGATATTATTAATGATTTACAAATTAAAATTAAAGATCTAGAACAAGAAAATAAAAAATTAGCAACTACTAATGCAAAATATTTTAACAAATATGGTGAATTGAAATATGTAAGGATTGAAGGTAATGGTAATTGTAAAGTAAGAAGTGAAGCTCAAAAACTAGCATGGAAAAGAGCATTAGAAATAAGAGCAAGAAATCAACAAGATAGAAAAAATAATAATGATAAAATAATTGAACCTATGACTAAAATAAAAACAAAAAATGAATTTGAAAATGAAAATTATGTAACAAATATTGAAACAACTTCTTAATTATTATAATGGATTTTTCAATTTATTATTTTATATATTAATTTTTTTTTGTTTAAAAATACAGACTAATAAGAATACATATTAATTAAATTTATAATATAAATATAGACAATATGTCTTTATTTTTTTTACTATAATTTTTTTATATTTAAAGTTGAATTACTGTAAATTTAAAAATAAAAATATAATATATAAATATATAATGAGCGATTCTGATTCAGATGAAAGTTTAAATACAGAAGATTTAAATGAAATAAATTCTACAAATAATAATTTTGAAGAAGAGGAAACTGTTGAAGTTGAAGTAAAAAGTATTGAGCGAGAAAAACAAACTAAAAAAGTAAAAAAAAGTGAAATAAAAGAAAAACCAGCAAAAGCTAAAAAGGAAAGAACACCAGCACAAAAAGCAGCAACTGCTAGAATGTTAGAGGCAAATAAACAAAAAAAAGAAGAAAAATTAAAAAATAAAACAACTACACAAACAGAAACAAAAACAGAAACAAAAAAACCTAAAAAAACTAAAAGTAAAAAAGAAATTGAAAATGTTATTACTGAAAATTTAGATACAATTGATAATGAAGTTACTAATGAAATAAATGAAGAAGTAAATAATACTAAAAAACAAAAAGTAAAAAAACCACCATCTGAAAAGCAATTAGCAGCAAGAGCTAATCTAATTAAAATTAATAAGGCACGAGCAGAAGCTAGAAAACAAGGTAAAGAATCTGGTGGTAAATTAGGTAGAAAGCCACATGAATATAATGTTATTAGAGAAAAAATTATTTACATGATGCCTGATAGTGAAGGTAATTTTAAACAGGTACGAGCGCCTAAAATAACACCTCAATATAAAGAAAAACAAGAACAAATAAAAAAAAATCAAGAAGAATTTAATGAAATTCAAGAAAAGGCAACTAAACTTTTAAAACAAACTAAAAGTGGAAAAGTAGATAAACGATCACAAAAAACAGAAGCACAATTAAAAATATTAGAAAAAGCAAGAGAAAAAGCTAAATTAAAAAGACAAGAACAATTAAAAGCAAAAAAAGAAAAAGAAAAAAATGATTTAAAAGAAACTATTACGGATAGTGTAATAGATGTTGTTACTAAACCAGCAAGTGAAATAAAAGAAATAAAACAAAAAAAACGATTAAGTGCAGAACAATTAAAACAATATCAACTTAAAAAAGACCTCGCTATGTTTTAAATATTATATGTATATTTTATACAATCTATTTGAAACTGTAACCTTTGAATTATTAATTCATACTTTTCATTTTTTTTATTTATTAATTCTTCTCTTTTTTTTGTTAAAAAATCTATACAATCATAAGCAAGATTATATTGTTCTTTTGAAGTGAAAATATTAAATAATGATCCTAACATTTATACTTTTATATTTTATTTTTTTATTTATTTTATTTTATTTTATTTAATTAATTTTTTTATTTATTAATTTTCATTATATAGAAAAAAAATATTATATATAAATATAAATGAGTCAAATTGATAATTATAGCAATTATTTAATTTATAATAGCGGACAAATTTATTCAAAAAAATATAAAAAGTTTTTAAAACCACGAAAAGATAAAAATGGTTACCTGCGTGTAGATTTATGTGGTGATAATCGCATTAAAAAAACAATAAAAATACATCAATTAGTAGGTATGGCTTATTTAAATCATAATTTAGAAAATACTGATTATGTAATAGACCATATAGATTCTGATATAAATAATAATTATTTACATAATTTACAAAGAATAACTAGAATACAAAATGCTAGAAAAAAAAATGTAAAAAGAAAATGTGGTCTGCCGTCTGGTGTATATAGCACAGGAAAACATTATTTTTGTGTTATTGTAATAAATGGAAATAGAATTAGATTTAATAAATTTAAAACAGCAAAAGAAGCTAGTGATAAACATGATGAAATATATAATGCACTAATGAAAGGTGTTAAATTTGAATAAATACTTTTATTTTTTTTTTTTAATCAATTTGATCTATTATCTCATCTAAAATAAGACGATCTGCGCGATGTTCGATTTCAGTTTTGCCTGTTATTGGATGGGTAGAATCTACATTATCTACAATATCTTCTGGGCGAGTAATACTAGTTATTTGAGTTGGTACATTAATACTATTTTGTGGAGCAATAATATCCCTTTGAGTGTTTCTACTATTATACTTTGGAAATATTTGGAATATTACACTTAATTCAAAATTAACATTATTTAATTGTAATAAATTATTATTTTGGTCTGTTATTTTAAATTCAATATGATCTATAATAGGTGCTTGACTAATTGAAATTTGGCGATAATCTTGTTGATTTAAATATATTATACCATTTGTATTTACATCTACTGATACTTTTTGTAAAATACTACTATTACCACTAATAGTTGAAAGCACATTCGCCTGTCCTATATTAGCTTTAATTAATAAACTATGAACTGTTGCTAAATTACATACAAAAGGACTCTCACTATAACTACCAGAAGCAACAGTAACATCATCTTGCCTACCAGTATCATCATATCCTATTACTTTATTAATTGTAGAATTAGCAAATTGTAATATTTGAGTACTATCACTAATATTTGTAAATTTTATTTTATTTTTTTGCCTATCATATGTAGTAGTAAATAAAGCGGAAAATCCAGTATCATTATTAAAAAAATCAATTACGTCATCTATACTATAATCTTGATTTGTAAATGTTAATAAAGTTTCGGCATAATATAAAGTATTATTATTTAAGTCACTACTAATATTATAAAAACTATATGGAATCTCACAACTCATTAATGATATATGTAATTCTTCATCATTTGCTACAATAATTGGATTTTTTAAATTTAAATTAAAGTCTGTATTAAAACCATCTAATACCTGTGTAGCATCTTTACTTCTAATATGTAATACAGTGCTAGATTTTGGTTGGATAATATTTGTATTTGACATTTATAATATAATGTAATATTTTTATATTACTATTAAATATAATGGATAAGTCAAATGTTATTACTTTTATAAATAACGAAAAACAAAAATTATATGATATTCAGACTGGTTTAACAGTCGAACAACAGGTAAGATATAATCCACAAATAAGAGAGATTTTAATGCTTTTAGATATTTTAAAAAATCAAAAGTTAAATCCTAGTGTTATTAAACAAATTAAAGATAAAATTAAAGAAGCAACAAAAGAAATGGAAAAATCAACAAAACAAGAAAATATGAATAGAGCAAAAAATTACTCTGTTTTATCTAATGTAAAAAGTAATATTGATAGTGTCCCTGTTGAAGTAAGACAAAAAGCTCAAATGGCGAAAGCTTCTGGTATAGCACATGATAAAGAAAATTTTACTGATGCACAAGATTATTTAAATCAAATGGAAGTACCATATAAAATAGATCAAGAATTAAGTAATCAAGATTCATTAGTTTTGGTTGGAGAAGAAACAGGTGATATTAAAGTTGCTTATAGAGGGACTAAATGGAAAAATTTAGAAGATATTAAAGGTAATGCTAGTATAGCATTAGGTGCTGATAAAGGGTCAGCTCAATATAATCGAGCAATGGATCAAATAAATAAAGTAAAAACAAAATATAAAGTATTACCAGATGAATTAGTTGGATTTTCAAAGGGCAGTGCTATTGGTATGAGAATGGGTGAAAAATTTAGTATTGATACTACAAATTTTAATCCATTTTTAGGTAAAGGTTTAATTAATGCTGTCGGTAATAGTAAAAATACAATTTACAGAACAGCAACTGATTTTCCTAGTATGGGTATAGCACTAAAAGGTTCAAATCCTAATTATGATATAAAAGTTATTGATGCTGTTAAACCATCTATTAGTCCTATGAAAGCACATTCACTAGATAATTTTATTGATTCTACTAATGTTAGATTAACTGGTGACGAATTACCAGGAGCAGCAGCAAAAATTCAAAAACTAGCAGCTAAACATGGAGAAGCACAAGTTATAGCAGATATGGCTAGTTATATAGAAAATTCAAAACCTACAAAAGTTAGTAAAGATTTATATAATACAAGAGCAAAAATAGCAACATTAGACCCAGCAAATCCACATTTAGGTCATAATGTGAAAGCACCAGGTATTTATACTGTTGGAGAACAAGTAGAACGATCTAATGTATTTGATAAACCTATGTTAGGAGGAGGCACTGGTGTTGTTTCTGTACCATTAGTAGAAGGAGCTCCCCCCCCACCTAGTGAATTAGAATCATTACAAGAAAGAATGAATAGATTACAAACTGTTACAGAAGAAGAACAAAAATCAGCACAAGATTTATTAGATAGACCATTACCTGAACCACCTACAAAAACTAGACCATTACCTCAAACTCCTAGTAAAGATCCGTTGGGAGATGAAATAAGAGCACGAGAGAGAAATATATTTTTAGATGAAAATGTTACTATACCACGAATGCCTAAAAAAACTGTTACATTTGCCGACCAGCAACCTCGTAAAGACCCATTAGGAGACGAGATAAGACTACGAGAAAAAAATATATTTTTAGATTCTACTTCTACTACACCAGAATTAGATGCTCAATTAGACGATATAACAGCATTTACAAAAGATATATTTAAAGAAGGTAAAATAAAAGCTACAAAAGGTTCAATTCAAAGACCATTACCTAAACCTCCACCTAGAAAATTACCAGAAACTCCTAGTGTTGTCGATGATGATTTACAATTAGGCACTGGTGCTGATAAATTTAGTCCAGATGAAATGGAAGTATATGATGGATTAGTAGATAAAAATAATCCAGATGCTAATTTTACAGAATTCGTACATAAATTTAATTCACAAAAAGGGGTTGATACAGTTGTTGATAATGTTACTGGTAAAATAAAATTAAATTCTTCTAGAATGCATAATGGTTCTAGATATAAAAAAATGTGGGACGAAATGACTGATGGAGATTTTACAGAACAAGAAAAAGACCATTTTGATAATACAACTGATTATGGTGATGATGAATTTAATTTATCAGATTCTGAAAGAAGAAAATTATATGATGCTTCACCAGAAGAAAGAGAAGAAATTATTAAAGATTACGAACAAGATTCATTAGATGCTCAAAAACAATTTGATACACTAACTGGTGTCCCTAGTGAAGATGGAACTGAAATGAGAGGTATTAATAATGAATATCATGTAGCAGCTAAAAATTTTGCTACTAATTTAGGAGTTGGATTAGTAGCTCAATACGCAGCAGATAAGGCAGTTGATTTTGTAGATCCTGATAAAAATATACCGCAAGATGCTAGATTAGGCACTTCTGGATTTTTGGGTGGTTTAGCAGGTGAAGCCGCTATATTAAAACTAGGAGGTACAGCATTAACAACTGGTGCTTTATTACCAGCTGCCGTTGGTGGAGCTGTAGGTAATATTGTCGGAACTGAAACAGGTACGTTAGTAAAAAAACTAGGAGGTACAGAAGTAGAACAAGATGTAGCTAGTGGATCAGCAGGGGTTGGTTCAGCAGTTTATACTACTGGTGTTGTAGCAGCTGGATTATCAGCGCTCACCGGTGCCGAGGAAGGAGCCACTCTCGGAAGCATACTTTTACCTGGCGCAGGGACTGCCATAGGATTAGGTGTCGGTGCTTTAATCGGTTTAGGGGCATACGGAATAGCGAAAGGTTGGGATAAATTCAAATCATTATTTTAAATAAACTTTTTAGAAAAAAGTTTTATCAAAAAAAAAATTTAAAATAAAAAAATAATTAATAATAATATAATGCCTTATACTTTAAAAAAAAGTGGAAATAAATATTATGTTGAAAATACAAAAACAAAATATAAACATAGTAAAAAACCTATATCAAAAGATAAAGCAACTAGACAAAAAAAAATATTAGAAGCAATAGAAAAAAGTAAAAGTAAAAAAAAATAATTTATTAATAAAGTATTCTATAATTATATAAATAATTAAAATAAAATTCATAGTAATACTCCTTTAACTTATATCTAAAATCTTCTAATAAATGTCTAATAAGATTGTAAATCATATATATATGTATTACTTTTTTTTTTATTCACTATTATCTTGTAATTGAAATTTTTTACATTTAAGACTTTGTTGATGTCTTTTTAATTTATACTTTTGTATAATAGATTTACAAAATTTACATTCTATTTTAATTCTATTTAGTTCTCTTAATTTACATTCATTATTTTTACGATATTCTTTTTTATATTCTTTGATTTTTTCTTTATTCTTTTCAACATATTCTCTTATTTTATGTTTATTATTTTTACGATATTCTTTTTCATATTGTGTTGATTTATCTATATTATCTTTTCTCCATTCTTTTGATTGTTGATTTATTTTATCTTTATTATCTTGATAATATTCTTTATCACTTCTTCCTGGTAGTTGATGGTTAAGAGTAGCTTTTAACTTTTCTATATAATACCGCTCTCTACATTCTAATTCTTTTTTGCTATTACAAGGATAATATTCGATTAAAATAATATCCCAGTTTTCAAATCCACCAGTTTCTCTTATAAATTTATATTTGCTATTTAAAAAATGTTTTCTATTTTTATTATTACAATCTGATTTATGATTTTTTTTTCTTTGTATAAAATTTGTAGTAGAACCTATATAAATATCTTCTATTTGGGGGTCTTTACAACATAATTTATAAATTAATCCTTTACTATAATCTATTTTTGACACATTTTGACACATTATTACATTATAATACAAAATCAATTTTAAATGATTTATATATTTAAATGTTATTATTTTTTATCCTCCATCTCATCAAAGAATTCTACTGATAGAGTGATCTGCATCGGAACTGTTGCTGCAGTATAATTATTAGCTTTAATTAATTTAAATGGTGTTACTGGATCATAAGCCACTCTTTCAATTTCAATTCTAGGAGGCAACTCGGGACATGTAAAAGTCATAGAACTTTGAGCATCAAGTGACACTACATTAGTAGTATCTGCTGGAATAACAGCAGTACCTAGAATATTGGGTCGTCCATTATTTTCTGTTGAATATCCTAGCATAGGAATATTACTTCTAATACAAATTATATGAGTATCATTAACAACAACTCTACCAGCGCCATCAGCATTTTCTAATGAGATACTAGAATCAATTACACTTATTTTACATTTTCGTTTTTGTAAATCAATTGGTGTAATAAAAGTAAATGATCCATTAGCATTATCTACTGTAACAACATCACTAGCAAGAGTAGTATTTGTAATTCGTAAAATATGATTATCCGAACACATTATAATATTATAATAGAAAATAAATATATAAATACTTTTAATAAAATTTAATTACTTTCAGTTTCTAATATTTCTTCATTATTGTTTTCTTTTTTAATATCATCAAAAACTACCTTGTCGAAATTCACAAAATATCTATCTGGTGTCCCTTCATAAGCTTTTATTAATAAAAAATTATATTTTTTACTCCATGCTTTTTTTAAAAGTTCGTTTTGTTGTTCTTTTGATAAATCCTGCATTAACTCATCTTTAATACAATTTATTTCTTTACTGTTTTCAGTTTTAAATAAAAATATATCTGAAAAGTTATTTCTTAAAATTAAATCACAAGCATTATATTTTTGAGATGTTACTATAATACCTAATCCAGCATGTTTATCTTCATTAGGATTTTGTGTAATATGTCTTCTATTTAATAGTAATGAATGCATTTTATTATTATTTTTAATTTGTTTTATACTATCATCTATAATAATAAGATTATTAAGATTTTCACCTTCTTTTTCATTTTCTATAATAGAATCTATTAAATCATTATTAAATTTTAAATGGACTCTTTCTTCATTCAATTTTAATTTATGTAAAGGTAAAGTATCTTTTGAAGGACTAATCAAATATATTCTATCAAAAAATCTATAATAAAATCGTGGTATGTCTGGCTTTTTTTTCGTAGGATGAGCTAATAATAACTGATTCCATAATGTAGTTTTACCAGAAGAACTAAAACCACAAATATATATTGCTGGACTTTTAACTGTTAATGGTTTCGCTGGTATATAAGGCAAATCACTAGTATCATCTACGCTCTGTTTTAGTGGAGGCACATGTGTTAAAATTTTATTTTTTAATATTTTCATTATATTAATATATTTTATTTTTTAATTAATTTTATTTATTTTTCTAATTGAATTTATTTTTAATTTAATTTAATTTAAATTTAATTTAAATTTTATTTTCTAATTAAATATTATAAAATGCAACAAGAACAAATTAGTTTAGGCAATCTTCCTGCTTCTATGAGATATTCAGTTACTTCTGTACCTGCCGTTGAGGCAAGTTCCACACTCGCTAGATTTGATAGTAGCAATGGTAATAGTGGATTTTCTCCTACTGGTTCGGATCAAATAAGAATTAGAGTCAAAGCTGACGGATTTATGGATACATCAAAACATTATTTATTTTTCACTGTTAATACAACAGTTGCTAATGCTAATATTGATGGTTCTGCGCAAAGTTTCTTCGATAGGCTTTCTATAGAATCGAATGGTGTATTAATAGAACAAATAGACAGATATAGTTTATATTCTGGTATTAAAAGAAACTGGGATTCTGAAAATCAAGAGTTATTAAAAGAATCAGGAGAATCTGGTGCTGCTTATTTAGGCACAAAACAGGCTGTGGGAGCATTTCCAGATGTCGCTGGTGCAGATGTCGCAGCTTTATTAGCTTCTGTAAATACACAAAAAGATGCTTTTAGAACTAATACAAATAATTTAGTTTTAGAAACTTCATTAAGTAATTTAGGTGATGCCCTCACAGCAGCTCAATCAAAAGATTTTGCTATACAGCTTAACTCTGGTATGTTAAAAAATGTTTATAAAAAAGCATTACCAGAAGGTCTTAATGAATTTGAAATTGTTTTAAGATTAAAAGCAGCCACTGCTGCTTCGGTAGGCACAGGTGGAGGTCTTAATGTTTATACCATTGATAATCCTAGAATCATGTGTCCTGTATATAAAATTCAAAATGGCGATGTCATGGCTTCTTTCAGAAATGCTATGGCTGCACAAGGTGTTTCATGGGTAGGACATACAGCTAAAACCTACATTAACTCGATGCCTGATTCTGCTAATAAACATATATTCCAAATTAACGACCGATCCCAGAGTCTATTAGCATTAGTTACAGCAATTCGTTCTACTGATGCTGATACTACAAGATTAGATTACTCTAACACGGCTACAAATGTTAATTTTGCTGGCGGTCATGTATCAAGTTATGTTTATAAACTCATGGGACAAAACTTTCCCCAATCTGAAATTGAAATGAATTTAGCAGAAAATGGATTAAATGTTGCTCGTGCTTATGAAGAAGCATGTAAAGCGTGGGCTCGTCCTGGTGATTCATATGCTAAATGCAATGTAACATTAGACCAATTTAAATCGGCAACACACGCATACGCTACTGCTACTACATCTGGAGCATTAGATTCAGGTAAAGGTTTATTGTGTGTTGATTTAAAAACTTTCGATGCAAAAGAATTAAGAATGAAAGGTATTAATACTGCTATGAGTGGTGCACCTGGTACATTAGAATTAAATATGTCTGCTGCTCCTGGTGAAATAAAAGATCTTACTTCCTATGCTATAATTGAAGCACAGTATATAGTCAATGCTAATGGCTCAATGGCGGTCATCCAGTAAGCACCTTATATCCCCTTATATCCCTTATATATATAAACTATTTAGACATAACACTATATGTATATATAACGATGACGATGTCTATGCCCAAAGCTATTAAGACATATAGAGATAGGATCTCTACTATGGCTGATAGGGTTACACCAGACAGAAGAACTGAATGGTCATCACATCAAGAAGCTATGATGGTTGATGCTATGAGTAAAGACCAAGCTAGACTACATA